TGGCCGAGGTCAACGCCGCCTTCAGAGGCACCGACAGGCGCACCAACCCCCGCGTGCTGGAGGTGGCCAACCGCCATCTCATGGCGCGGGGCATCCGTCAGGTGGTCTTCTCGCGGCTCGAAAGCGAAGAGCGCGATGTGGACGACACCCTGCGGGTCACGCTCGCCTTCGTGGAACACAGACCACCCATCGTGCGCGTGGAAGAGGCCGGGGCCAAGACCCCGCGCCCTGCGGACGTCGCAGCCACCAAGCCGGGTGTCACCACCAACCCTGAACCGGAAGCCACGCTCCTCGTGGACGTGGCGGGCAAACGGGCAAGAGGGAACCGGTGATGGAGATAACAGGCGTGGACATCCGCGTTCAGGTCGGCACGTTCGAGGCCCTGCGTGCGCCGCGTGCGGAGGTCATCAGCCGCCGCCGGGCCGTGGTCACGCGGGCCGAGGTGGAACTGCCCGACCCGGAAGGAACCCTGCAAGCCGCCATCACCGTGGGGCACGACGTGACGCTGGCCTTCGGCTACCGGGGCGGCCCCATGCAGCAGTTCACCGGCACGGTGGACGGCATCAGGCAGGCCGGGCCGGACGCCGTGACCGTGCTCGCCGCCGGGCGCGAACTGGCGCTCACCCGCACCACGCTCACCGAATCGTTCCACGGCGAACCTGTCGCCACGGTGGCCCGCCGCATCCTCGAGCGAAGCGGCCTGCCCGTGGCCGAGGTCACAGTACCCGACGTGATCCTGCCGCACATCGTCTTCGCCACGGTGCCGCTGTGGCGGGCCGTGCGGCAACTGGCGGAGTCCATCCAGCGCGGGCACGGGCACGACCTTTCACGCCACGCCCTGTGGCTGGGTGCGGATGGCCTGCGCTGGAGCGCGGGCGACGAACCCGGCCCCCTGTACACGGTGGCCACGGGCGAGAACCTCATCACGCACAACCCTGCGACGGCTCCCGGTGCGCTGTCCGAAGTGGAAACGGTGCTGCTGGCCGGGCTGACGCACTCCATGCAGTTCAGGCTTGAAGATGCCCGGCGCGGTGTCAGCGGGCAGTTTCGCGCGCAAGAGGTGCGCCACGTGCTGACGCCCTCGGGCAACAGAACCCTCATCCGTTACGGAGCAGACCATGGCTGGGCCTAGCAATGGCGGCAATGGCGGCACCGCCAACCTGCTGCAACTCATCCGGCGCGCGGTGGAACTCGCCATGCCGGACTTCCGCCACTACTACCGCATGACCCGCAAGGCCCGCGTGGTGGCGGCCTATGCCAGCGACGGGCGTTACTACGCCGACGTGCAGCCCCTGCGTAACGACGAGAGCGACGACCCCGCAGAACCCGTGGTGCCCCGTGTGGAACTGCCCGTGCTGTGGGGTGGCCCGGAACGTGGCGTGGTGTGCCCGCCCGTGGTGGGGACGTTGTGCGACCTCTCCTACTACGACGGCGACCCCAACTACCCGCGCATCGGCAACATCCGCTGGCAAGGGCATGGCGCACCGCTGGCCGAGGTGGGCGAATTCGTCATTCAACTTGAGAAAGGTGTGGAGATGCGCATCGACACCGGCAGACGCATCGTGTCCATGACCCCGGCGGACTGGCTGGTGCAGGTGGGCGGCAACGCCACCGTGCAGGCCGAAGGCTCCATCACCCTGCAAGCCCCGCAGATCATCCAGCGCGGCAACGTGACGGGCGAAGGGCACAACGGCGGCAAGGGCACGGTGAGCGAGCACGCCGACCGCACCATCACCGGCAGCCTCACCATCAACGGCCCGGTGGCCATCAACGGGGGGCTGTCGGTGGATGGTGACAGCACGGTCAGCGGCAACAGCCACGCGGGCAGCCGAAGCGGGGGCATCATATGACAGGAATATGGGGCCAAGACATCGCGCTCGATGCCTCCGGCCAAGCCCTCGTCGCGGCAAGCGGCGAGTTCATCCTGACCGAAGGCGTGGAGACGGGCCTGCAAGACATCAGGCTCCGGCTGTTCACCCGGCTCGGCACGCTCTTCTATGACAAGGCGTGGGGCAGCCTCATCCACGACTGGATCTTCGACGAGAACACCGAAGCGGCCCGCATCGCCTTCGAGGCCGAGGTCACCCTGCGTGTGGAACTCGACCCGCGCGTGCAGGTGGGTAGCGTGCGCACCAAGGTCTTCCGGTGGGACGAGCGGGCCGTGCTCGCCGAGGTGGCGTGGACGTTCATCGGCGAAGACCAGCCCTTCAACCTCATCCTGCACGCCGACAAGGCCGTGCGCGAACTGGTGGTGAACGATGTCGACCCCACGACTCTCTAAATCCCTGGAGCAGATCCGCACCGAACTGTATGCGCGCATGGAGGCCGTGCAGGACGAATACGCCGCCCAAGGCTGGTTGCCCCAGCGCCTGAACCTCAACAAGGGCATCGCACGCGGACTCATCGAGCTTTTCGCGTGGGGGCTGTGGCAACTCTATCAGTTGCTGGAGCAGGTGCATGGGCAGGCGGTGCCACTCTCGGCCAGCGGCGACTGGCTCGACATCCACGCCGAACAGGTGGGACTGGCCCGCAAGGAGGCGACACGGGCGCGGGGGCGCATCCTCTTCACCCGTGCCCCCGGCCTCTCTGGCGTCAACGAGAAGCCCAACCTGCGCATCCCCGCCGGGCGCATCGTGCGTACACGGCCCGACGGCAGGGGCGATGTCTACCGCTACGTGACGCTGGCCGATGCCGTCTTGCCCGCCGGGAGCGACACCGTGGAGGTCGAGGTCAGGGCCGAGGAATACGGAGCCGCTGCCAACGCCGCACCGGGGCAGGTGGTGGAACTGGCCACACCTGTGCCCGGTGTCGGGGCCGTCACCAACAGGGTCGGCTGGCTCATCGAGGAGGGAGCCAACGCCGAGCCTGACGCCATGCTCCGCACCCGCTACGCCCTCGCATGGCGCGAGCAGGCCGGGGTCACCGCCGCAGCCTATGCAGCCGCAGCCCTTTCGGTGCCCGGCGTGGTGGGCGTCTACATCGCCGACCAGCACCCCAGAGGCGAGGGTACGGTGGACGTCATCGTGCAGGGAGCCGCCGGGCTGCCCACAGAACAACTGCTCGAAGCCGTGCGCGTGGCACTGGCCGGGCGCATCCGCATCAACCACGACGTGCAGGTCAAGGCACCCACCCCCGTGGAAGTGGATGTGGCCATGCGTATCGAACTGCTCACAGGCGACCCCACCGCCACGGAACAGGCCGCGCGTTCGTGGGTGGAGGCCCTCTTCAGGGGCGACAGGCCCGACATCACGGGCGACGTGCCGGGCTTCGGCATCGGTGCGGACGTGGTGCGCGACCGCATGGCCGCAGGCATCGTCACGCTGCCCGGCGTGAAGCGCATCGTGTGGACGGCCCCCACCGCCGACGTGGACATCCCGCCGCATGGCCTCGCCTCGCTCCGCAACCTGACCATCACCACCGCGTGGGCCGAGGAGGCGTAGCATGTTCAAGGCGATTATTCCCGCCAGCACTGGTACCTCCATCCTCACTCACATGTCAGGCCGCGCAGCGCGAGCGCAGCAGGGGCTTTGCCCCGCAAGCGAGAGACCGTACCGCATGGCACATGCGGTCGGTCGGCATGGACGGGAGGCGTAAATGGGTCTCTTCTGGCGCTACTTCCGCGACACGCTGGCATGGCCGTGGCTGGCCACGCCGGGGGCTCTCTGCGTCATCGCCAAGGGGCTTGCCGACACCATGGACGCCGTGCGCGACGACATCCGGTGGATGCGCGACCAGTGGGTGGTGCCGCTGGCGGAGCAGGACAGGATGCAGGGCTATGGGGCGTCGCGCGGTGCGCCGCGCACCCGGCACGACGATGATGCGCGCCACCGCCGCCGGGTGGAACGCGCCTTCGCGTGGCATCGCATGGGTGGCACCGTGGACGGGCTGCCGCAGATCCTCGCCGAATACGGCTACCCCGACGGAAGGGTGCGCAACCTGCGCGATGACGACCCGGCGCAGTGGGCGCACTTCGACGTCGAACTTCTCTCTCCTCCTTCCACAGGTTTCGGCGCGGCGGACATCGATGCGGTACGGTCGCTGGCGAACGAGTACAAACCCGCCCGTTCGGTGCTCGGCAAGGTGGGGTTCACCTTGCGTAGCTCGGCAGGACTCACCGCCGGGGCCGTCATCTCCACCGCCATCATCATGGAGCACCGTGTGGGGGTGGGCGAGGCGGCGTTCCCGCCCGCGCCTCTCCATGTGGGCGTGGGGTGCATCCAATACGTCATCATCCAGAGCGAGGTAGCCTGACATGGCAAACGAACTTCAGGGCATGTGGACGGCCAAGGGGCTTGAGAAGCTGGCCCGGCATGCCGCAGGCGGCACGGCCCTCATGCTGCGCGAACTGGCGCTGGGCGACGGGGGCGGCAGCCCAGCCCCGGCCCCCGCGCCATCGTGGACGGAACTTACCCGGCAGGTGTGGCGCGGCATGGTCAACGGCGTGCAGACGTCGCCCGACAATGCCAGTCAGGTGCAGGTCGATGCCGTCATCCCGCTGAACATCGGCGGATTCTTCATCCGTGAATGGGGCCTGTACGACGCCGAGGGCGACATGGTGGCCGTGGGGGCGCACGCAGAGTTCTACAAGCCCGTCATCAGTTCCGGGGCCAGTGCCGAGATCGTCGAACGCATCCTGCTGCCCATAGCCAACGCCGGGGCCATCACGTTGACTATCGCCTCGCAGGCCGTGGCGACGCAGCAGTTCGTGCAGGCGCAAGTGAAGGCCCATGACGAAAGCCCCACGGCCCACGGCGACATGGTACGCAGGCTGGAGGAGCACACGCACCCCCGTGCGACTGAAGACGCGGCGGGGCTGGTGGAACGCGCCACCGATGCCGAAGCGCAGGCGGGAACGGATGGCGAACGCTATGTGACGCCGAAGCAACTGGGCAGCAAGGTTAACATTACAGACTTCGCCCAAGGATTTGCAGGAATCGGCTGGCAGAAGCTGCCGAGCGGGTTGATTATCCAATGGGGCGCCGGCGTGTTTAAAAACGGTGATGTTGTCACCTTTCCTATCGCCTTCCCGAACGAGGTCTTCTCCGTGGTCATCGGGCCGGGCAACTACGCCTCAATGGCGGACGATTACCATAAGGTCACCCCCCTCTGTGCCTATTACCCTGCGAAAACCGGTTTTACCGCCTCGTCCGCGCGAGGCTCTCTGTCGGTAGGCTACGCGGGCTATTGGATCGCCATCGGCCACTAAAGGAGCATCGCCATGCAATACTACTATGCTGCATCCACCAGCGGCTTCTATGCCGCCCACCTTCATGCCCACATACCGGCCGATGCTGTGCCCATCACCTCCGAAGAGCACACCGCATTGCTTGAGGCGCAGACGCACGGCTTTGCCATCCTGCCGGACAGCGCAGGGCGACCCGTTGCCATGGCCGCACCGGGGCCATCACTGGCCGACACCAAGGCCGCCAAGCGTGCGGAGATTACCGCCGGGCATGATGCTGCCCTCGCGGGTGTGGTCGCCATCTCCGACCCCACGCCCACCGTGGTGGCTGTTGAGGCGGCGTTGTTGGCCACCACCGACCCCATCGGGCTGGACTACGCCCGACAGAAGCTGGCCACACGCCGGGCCGAACTTGAAGCACAGGTCGAAGCTGCGCAGACGGTGGAGGCCGTCACGGCGATAGTGGTGAGCTATCCGGTGTAACCCCAAGCGGGGCGCTCTGTGACAATCACATAGGGAGAACGAGAACGCCCGGTCGCATCCGCATGTAGGAGACACGACCGGGCAACCCGGAGGAACAGGCGGGGGCGCACTAACGCCCCCACTGGCCCGGTGCTACAACACCGGCCCACGGCCCCCGGAAAGGCCGACCCCTTCCGGTTCGATCCGCTGCTCCATGGCCCTGATCAGGGGTGCCACGGAACCTAGCAGAACACAGCGGGCCAACACAACCATTCGATATGAGAGAAAACCAGTCCAACCGGGAACTGCGCTGCGGCGTATGTCACCGCCTGCTCGCCAAAGGCGAGGCCATTGAACTTGCCATCAAATGCCCCCGTTGCGGGGCCATGAACCACTTGAGGGCCATGAGTCCCAGTCCGGCAGGCCACGAGCCTCGGAACGGAGCATCCCATGACCCGCATCTTCGACGATGAAAGGCTGACACTGTTGCAAGGCGAATCCCTCGCCATTCTCCGCACTCTGCCGGATGGCTTCGTGGACACGGTGCTCACTGACCCGCCGTATTCCAGCGGAGGCGTCACCATGGCGGCTCGTCAGGCAGACCCGGCGCAGAAGTACCAACAGAGCAACACGAAGCGCACCTATCCCGCCATGCTCGGAGACAACCGCGACCAGCGCAGCTTCACCCTGTGGGCTACGCTGTGGCTCTCGGAATGCTGGCGCGTGGCAAAGGATGGGGCACGCATCATGGTCTTCACAGACTGGCGGCAACTGCCATCCATGACGGACGCCCTGCAAGCCGCAGGGTGGATGTGGAGAGGGGTGGTCACATGGCATAAACCCAGTGCCAGACCCAGCCTTGGCGACTTCAAGCGCGATGCCGAGTACGTCATCACCGGCAGCAAGGGGAAGCCGATCATGCACAGCCGCAAGTGCCCGCCGGGGGTGTACAGCCATAGCGTGAACACTGCCCGCAAGATCCACCTCACAGAAAAGCCGGTGGCGTTGCTCGAAAACCTGCTGGACATCACCGCGCCGGGCGGACTCGTGCTTGACCCGTTCGCGGGCAGTGGCAGCACCGGTGTCGCCTGCCTCAACACCGGACGGCGCTACCTCGGCATCGAACTGTCCAAGGAGTATCACCAGAGGGCCTGCGAGAGGCTCGCAGCCCACCAGCAGGCGGTCGGGAGCTAGGCCACAAAAAAGCCCCCTGAAGGCATCACCTTCGGGGGGCTTCTACGATGGCCAACTTCGCGCACGCGCGTTGCAACGCTTATGCCTGTCACGACAGATGAGAAAACAGCTTTCTCAACTTGCGTGACGCATTTTCTCAACTTGGGTGACACCCCACACTCAAGACACCGTTTC